AGGTGCACGGGCCGACCGGCCGGCGGCCGAAGTTCATCCGACGCGGGCACGGACGTGCGGCATCCGCCTCTGCCTCCGCGACTGCGAGATCTCCCTCGGGCTTCCACCTCTCCGCACAGCAGGCGCACCAGTCGTCGGTGCTCTGGCCCTTGATGACGCAACTCCGGTGTCGATCGTTCGCGCAGGGCCTGCACTGCCGGGACTGTTCGCTGGCGTCCTGCATGGCTCTCCTTTGGTTAATGCGATCTGTACATATTCATTGTATAGAGGATGCGAGCGGTCGTACATCTTGTATGTATGAACTCGGCCGTGTAGCGGGTCACACAAGCGGCGATGTCCCCCGTGCCGCCGGCACGGGGGACGTACCTCACTGGCCCGTCAGCGCTGCTCCGAGCAACCGGCGTGGCCGCAGCCGCCGCACGATCCGCCGGTCGCGCACTCGCACCCGCAAGGTTCGGTCCGCAGGTCCCGCCGGGGGAGCAGCACCCCGGTCGGCGCCTCGCCCTGAATCGTCGCCGCTACCGCCATCGCCCGGGTCGGCTCGGGCAACGGCCCGATACTCGCCTTGACCCGACTCACCGCCCAGTGCACCGCGCACCGGCACCGGCAGCCTCCGTCGGCCGCCTGCCGGCGGCAGCTCGTGTGCCAGTTCGCCCGGCACGCCTGGCACACCCCGTAGTCGTTGAACAGGCCCACGATCCGCTCGGCAATCCGCGCCGGCACCGGGTACGACCCGGCGGTCTTCTCGACGAACACCGTCGACGCTGGAGACACTGCGTCCGGGCCGCGTACCGACAGGAGCATCACCTGGGGCTCGTCGACTCCGAGCATGTTGCCGTCCTCTACGGCGAAGCGGTACGCGACGCCTGCCAGTTCGACCGTGAGGTGCGCCAGATCGTCGTCGACGTCGGCCACCCTGCCGTACGCACCGAGGACATCCATCAACGCCGCGAGCCCGATCATGTCGGCCTCCGTGACCTTCATGCTCCCTCTCCTCTGGAAATGACGGCGCGCCGGCCGGAATCCCGGCCGGCGCGCGATCGGCTACCTCAGTTGCTCGCGGTTCCCTGCTGCGCCTGGGCGACCAGCGCCAGGGCGTAGCGCCGCTCGGCGACCTGCACCAGCGCCGCATCGAACTCCGCCGCCCGGGCGGCGATGGCCGCCATCAGAGATCCCCGGGTCGTCGTCCGCAGGTCGCCCGCCTTCGCCAGGTCGAGGGCCTGCTCCGTTGCCTTCTGCACCTCGCCGGCCGCGGCCTCCGTCGCCCGCTCCGCCTCGGCCAGCCGGATCGCCAACTGGGTGGCGACGTCGCTCGGGTCGATCGCCGTGACGGTCACGCCGTACTCGCCGAGGAGGTCCCGCACTCGCTGCTCCATGTGTCCTGCCCTCTTTCCGCCTTGAGTGATGGGGCGTTGTGTACATAAACATTGTATGCGGAAGACACTTCGCCCGTACAGAAAATATGTACGCCGCAGGCCGTGTAGCAGGTCACACAGACGCCGCCGCCCCCGCCGGCCGGGGAAGGGGCCAGCGGGGGCGGCGGGTGTCCGACGCGAGATCCCGGGTCAAGTGCTCCGGCCAGCACGCGACCGGGTCGACCTCGACGATCGGGAAGAACCACCGGCGGTCTCGGCCTTCACCTCGGACTCGCCGGCCTCCCCCCTGGCCGACGTCTCCTCTTCTGCGGGCTCCACCGCCGTGCTCTCCGCTGGCGTGGTGCTCTCTGTTGGCGTGGTGCTCTCTGTTGGCGTGGTGCTCTCTGTTGGCGTGGTGCTCTCTGTTGGCGTGGTGCTCTCCGTTGGCGCGGCCGGCTCCTCGTCCGCGGGTGCATCGTGCGCAGGCTCAGCGGCGGGCGACTCGTCATCGTGGTCGACCAGCTCGTAGCCGAGCGCCTGCTCCGCCAAGTCTTCGGGCACCTCGAACGCGATGGCCAGCGGGCCATCGCTCGTCGTCTGCACCTCATCAAGCCGGTCCGGGCCTGCCGCATCCAGCAGCCGCTGCGCCAAACTCTGTGCGTCCGCCCGGCTCGCCGGGTAAATAGTCGGGGCCATCTCTCCTCCTACGCCGGCTCGGCCGGCAACGTCACCTTCACCGCCGCGACCGGGCCGCTCCACCCGACGGTGTAGAACCGCTCGGCGATCGCGAACACGTCGTTCGTCGTCCGGTCGTGCGCCTCCGCGAGGCGAGGCATCGTCACCTGTGACCGACGCACCATCACCGGACCCGTGCCGTACAGCCACGCCTCACCGGCCGCTGCCGGACCGGACGGTCCGCCGCCAGTGGTATGCGCGAACACGTACGGGTTGCCCAGCGGCGCCACCATCCGTGGGGCCTCCACCCGGGTGAGGTCCGCCGCCGCGAGGTGCGCCGCGATCCTCCGGGGCACCCACAGCACACCGAGCACGCCGGACCGGTCGCTGATGTGCTCCTCCAACAGTCCGACAGCGGTGGCCAGCGACACCGGCGACGTGTCCGAGCCCGCGAGGACCGGTGTCGTGGGGTCCGCGAGGCGTGGCCGGTTCCCGGCGGTGCCGGTCCACACGTAGTGCTCCAAGGACTGCTGCTCCACGAGGCCCAGCGCGATCCGCGCCCGCTCCAGGTGGTCGTCCCGGCCCGCCAGGTCGGCCTCCACGCCCGCGTACAACCGCAGGACCGGCGAGGCCGTAACTCGGGACACCCCGACTGTCAGCGACTTCGCCGGCCGCGACGGGTCGGACGCCGCCGAGCTGGTCGTCGCCGCCGGGGCGTCGCCGCACACCGGCTCCCACTCCACGCCGGCCTGGAATTCACGCTGGTCCGCCGGGTCCACTACCGCCGCCGCCGAGAACAGGCCGAACCGGTAAGGCGTCGTGCTCGGCGCGCTGACGTACACGAGGGGCTGCGTCACCCGTCACCTCCAAGGGCTGTGGGGGCCGCGCCACGACCAGGAACGCGGCGCGGTCCCGCCAACGGGGTCGCTCAGGCAGCGGCGCAGTCGAACGCCACGGTCTGGCCGGTGACGCCGGTCGGGCACAGCGGAAGCGTCACCTTGTACGACACGTAGCAGCGCTTCACCAGGAGCGTCGCTTGCTCCGTGAAGAGCGCCAGGTATTCGTTGTCGCGCAGCCGGGTGGAGTCGTAGACCGCCGCGAGGTCGATGATCGGCTTCGATCCCTTGACCCACGTCCCGGGCGCATAGATAAGGAAGTCGACCTGCGCCGGCCACTGGCCCGGCGGAGTCGTGCCACCGAACCCGGCGCCGCCCGCGTCGACGTAGCCGTCCTGCCAGTCGACCACCCACTGCGGACGCAGACCCCGCCGGGTGAACCAACCGTTGATTTGGTCATCCGTGACGTCGAACAGCGCCACGCCCGCCCGCCGGGCCATGTCGGCGCGGATCCACTCACGCAGCCACGACGGCGCGACGCACTCCAGCAGCCGGGCCCGGGCCATCCGATACCGGTACCGGTAGTCGGTCGCCGCGAGGCTCACCGATCCGAGGACCGCGGTCGTCGTCTGGTCGCCGTCGATGTCGCCGCCGAGCGTCAGCGCGAACGCCGTCGACTGGGCCGGCGTCGTTGCCATGCGGGCGATCAACCTCGCGTTGATCTTGTGTTCGTGCGCGGTCATCGCCCGCCGGACCACGTCCCGGGTCAGCTCCGGCCACACCGCGTTCTGGACGATGTCGTGCTCGATCTGCACGCCGTCGACTTCGAGGCGGGTCTCCGCGAAGGTGGGGATCGGCACGCGGTACGCCGGCTTGTCGGTTCCGGCGACGCTCTGCGCCTCCGTCTGGACGAAGCCGATTCCCGAGTAGAAGTCGCGGAAGTCCAGGTTGTTCGGGTACCGGACGCCACCGCCGCGCGGAACGGCGAACCCGGGCAGGTCCAGGATCCCCTCAGTCGTCTCCAGCCCTTCGCACAGCTCCCACAGCGTCTCGGACGGAGCACCCCACCCACCGGCCGCCACGAGGTTCCCGCCCTGGAGACGCTGCTCCGAGGCTGCGTACTCCACCAGGTCGAAGTCCGTCCGTCCGCCGCCAGCGACAAGCGCCTCGTCAACGGGCAGCTCGACCCTCGCCACGTTCTGCTTGATCCGCGTGGCCACCCCGACCGCCTGGGGAAAACCGGCGAACTTCTCGTCGAAGGCTGCCGCCAACTCCTCGACCGAGCTGAACTGATGCCCGTGCGGGACGTTCGGCACGTCGGCCGCCGCCTTCACGAGGGCGGCGTTTCGACCACGTCCGACGCGCGGCTTCGTCTGCCTGGCCGCTGCCCGCCGGGTGAGCGACGCCAGCACCGCCGGCTGCGGCTCCGGTGAAGCCTCCGCCTCGGGTTCCTCCGCAGTGGACGGCTCACCACCCTCGACGTCACCGCCGCCGTCGGGCACCACCGACGCGTTGCCGTCGTCCTCGGGCTCCGTCTCCCCGTGTACCGCCTCGTCGAGGTCGCTCAGCTCGCTCGCAACCTGGCGAGCGGCCTGCTCGATCTGCTGCTGCTGGGTGCGTACCGTCTTCACGAACGCAGCCAGTTCCCGCAACCGCGCCAGGCCGGCGCTGTCCAACCCCGGGTCGTCACGCAACGAGTCGAACGCCGACACGGCATTCGTCTCCAACTGCGACAGGGCATCCAGGTCGAGGCCATCCAGGCTCTCGGGGATCTCGAACTCCACCGGTGGCTCCTCAGCGCACGGAAGGGATCTAGTCCCGACCGGCCCGCAGCCAGCATCGGCGGTACGGGCACAGCCTAACTCAGCGCGCGCCAACTACCGATCATGACCGAGCGGCGGCATGATGAGCGCGAGGAAACTCGTCCCGGCTTGAGAGCGAGCGGCCTGGAGCCTCTTGCTCGATGAGAGCCGGAGAATCGGGACCTGTGGTGCCCGGCCTCACCGGCACTGCGGCGGCAAATCTACGGAGCTGCCGTACCTGACGACGAAGCGGCAGCCCTGCTCGGGCAGCAGGAATCTGCCGCACATCCGCGTACAGTCCAGAATCGAGGCACGAAGGGTGGGCAAGCGGTGAAGCCCAGCACCGGCAGGTAGGCACGCAACTGTGGGAGAAGCCGCGCGATGGATCGCTGCGGTTACTCCCCCGACGATCGCGGTGTTCCTCCTGCTCTTGGCTCTAGCGTTGGTGAGGCGAGTCGAGAGGTCAGGCGGGTACGTCGAGATCGACTGGAAGACCGTTGCGTTCCGCATCAAGTGTTCGTTTTCACCAGAAGGCTCCGGCGCACCACTCACCGGACCTCAAGACCAGGCAACACCGCCTGACGTAAGTCCCGGCGCAGGACCGCCGGCACCCTCGCCAGGCACCACCGCCTCCGGAAACGGAGGTGGCGGCCCATGACATAGACCTGCGGGGGTGGCGCCGATCGGTGCCACCCCCGGCCTACTTCTGGACGCGTCGGATCACACCACCGCCGCCGGCCCGAACGTCGGCGACCTCGGCAGCGGCCTTCGTCGTGTGCTCCGTCGACTGACGCCCGCTGCCGTCCTCGTAGGACACCACCCACACGGTCTGACGCCGCGCGGCGCCGCAACCGCAGCCCATCAGCTCTTCCCCCCATGTACCTGATCCGCGAGTGCCGCGACCAGCGAATGCCGATCCCGGCCAATCGAGGCGGCGATCCGCTCGGCCGCCGCCGCCGTGCCGGCCCGGTCCCGCTCGGCGGCGAGGCCCGCCACGACCGCACGACGTACGACCGCTTCCAACACCTCCGGCGAAGTGATTCCGAGACCTCGGTGCCGGCGCGTCGATGACCGCCAACCGGTCCAGCCGGACGCGACCATCGCATACGCCCGCCCGCCGGAGGCGCGACCGCGCACGACCGGGAACCCGCCGACGTTGACGCACAGCGCCGCGACGAGCTGGCGGGCGCCGCCGATCCATCGCCAGTCCCCGGACAGCGGGGAGCGGCGCAGCAGCTGGGCTTGCTCCTCGGACGCCTCGGGTACGAGTGACCCGGCGATCCAGATGCCGTGCGCGTCGCGGCCGGCTCGGACCACGGCGACCTGCGTACCGGTGTCGTCGTAGTGTGCGACGGCGCTCGCGGCGCTGGCCGCCAGGTCGGCGTGCCCGGTGCCAGCCGTGATGTGCCCGACCGCGATCAGGTCGCCTTCGGCCGTCAGCACCTCGGGCCGGTGGAACCAGTCGAAGCCGCCCTCTTCCGGCGGCAGCACACACTGCCCACCCTGCAAGAAGCTCAGGTGGCAGTCGCGGTCGGCGAGGTGCCCGAACACCCGCCCGTCGGCAGTCACGGTGATCGGTGTCAGCTCGGACAGCTCTGGCTCGGCGAACCACGCCTTCGGCGGGTACAGCGGCCCCATGCCCTTCGCTACGCCGGTCGCGACGACTGCCTCTTCCTCCTTCGGTGCTTCGGCCGTGGGTTCCTCGTCGCCGTCGGACTCGTCGCCGTCCGGGTCGTCGACCAGCTCCAGCCGGGCCTCCGTGAACGCCTGCGTGCCGACGAGGGTCACCGCCATGACCCGGCCCTTCGTGACCGAGATGTATGGCTCCGCGCCGGAGTCGAGGAACGTCTCCCACTCCTCGTCGGACATGTCCTCGATCGGTGTGCCTCGCTCGTCCGTGTAGACGAACTCGAAGTCGTCGAGGTCCACCGACGGGTACAGCACCCCGTTGCGCAGCAGCTCCAGGGCCTCGACCAGCTCCGGTACCGCGTCGATGAAGTCGCCGACACCCGTCAGCTTCGACTTCTGCACCTCGCCGGTCGTGATCCGGCCGATCGTCACGGCACCTTCGTGTCCCGGCGCGTCCTCCCGTGCCCACCGCAGCGGCAGCGGGAATTCCCGGAAGCTCCATTCCCCGTCCGGCGAGAAGATGCGCCGGTCGCCCGACTTCGCACCCAGCGGCGCCAGTACGCCCTTCCACGTCGTCGACATGGCTCCACCCTTCGCGGCTCCCGCCGCTGTCACCGTCATCTCCAACCCGCTGGTCCGGTCTCGCCGGGGCCAGGGGTGCTCAGGGACCTCAGGCAGAGGCTCGCCCGCCTCGACCTCGATCATCGTGCAGCGGCAGTTCACGACCTGCCCGGCCGGTCCGGCGGGGTCGCCGGGGAACCGCATCGGGCTTCCGCCGACCATGAACGCACCGTCCAGGGCGACTCGTTGCCCGTCCGCGTCGCGGTGGTCATCACGGGTCCGCTCGTCGTGGGTCGCAACCCACACCTTGTCCAGCCGCTCGTCCAGTACGACGCTGGCGGTCAGCCACCCGGTCAGGGTGCCGGCGTTGTACGCGCCGATCGTCTCGGTTCGGGCGATCGTCACCGCCCGGTCCGTCCACGCCCGGTCGCCAAGGATCTCTTCGATGGCGTCCCGGATCCGCGGGACGCTCGCACCCTCGGCAGTCAGCTCGGCAACCACCGCGGTGACCTGTTGCCAGGCGCTGTCGGGCACGGCGGCCAGTCGGTTCGGCAACGCCTGCAGGTACTCGTCCTTCATCTGGGCGACACGTACCAACTCGACGTCGCCGCCTGCGTCGGCGACTCCGGCGAGGAACGTCCGGTCCGCCTCCGGTAGCAGGTGGACCGTCATCGCATCCATCCACGCCTGTCCGGTACCGGCCAGCGCCGCCGGGTCCGGTGGCAGGGCCGCTGCGGTGACCGCCGGCAGCGTCACGGCGCGCGCCGTGCGCAGCCACGTCCGCAACGCCGCCTTCGCAGCGGCCTCCATTCGCTTCTCGGCGGCGACCACCCGCGCCTCGTGGTCGAGCCGCAACGGCAGCCACGGGTCGTCGTCAGCCATGGTCACGCCCGCCGGTGATCCGCTTCTGCCGGTCGACGTCCACCGGGTCGCACACATGGGCGAGGTCGATCATCGGCGGCTGGTCCCCATCCCACAGGTCGCCGTGCCAACCGCAGGTGCGGCATTCGTGCCACAGCAGCCGGGCGCAACCCCTCCCGCGTCCAGACCGCTGGCACGCCCAGCCGGACCTTTCCACCAACTCAGGCGCCTGCGCGGCCGGGGCGGTCACGCCGGCACCAGCTCGCCGCGCACGGTGGCCACCAGGTGCTCGCGCAGCTCGTCCGGGTCGTGCTTCGCACCGGAGACGAGCAGCCGGCCGACGTATTCCGTCAGAGCGCCGGTCAGCATCTCCGCGTCGACGCCGAGCCGGGACGCGACGTGCGGCACCGTGCCGAACGCATCCTGGAGCAGCCGGGGCACGGACGGCGGCGTCGCCTGCTGCACCGTGTGCAGCTCCCACGGAGCCAGCTGCTTGTGCTGGTACCGCTGCCGGCCGACGGCGCGCTTACCGGCCGTCTCCAAGGCGCGCAGCACCAGCGCCTCACAGGCGGCGACGAACGCCTCGCCCGGCTCGGCCGCCGCCGCGGTGATGGCGTTCTGCTCGGGGGGACCGCGGTCCTCGGTGTCGCCATCCGGTGGATCGTCGATCGCTGGAACGTCCTGCTCGGTCGACGGCGGATCAGCCGGTGATGGTGCCGGCAGGAGCGCTGCTGGGTCCACCGTGACGGCGATGCCGGCGACTTCCAAGAGCCGTTGGACCAAGAGCGGCCCTGCGGCTGGCACCGTCCGGACGATCTCCAACAGGCGTCGCAGCTCCCGTTCCTCGTCCGTCGGCCTGTCGTCGTCACCGAAGCCGGTCTCCCGGCGCAGCGCGTCTCCGGACAGCTCGCCAGCCGCGTACAGGTCCTTCGCGTCGGCGCCCTTGTCTGGCGTCTGCGTCAACTCGCTGGTGTCGTACCAGACGATCCACCGCTTCGGGTCGTCGACGACGCCCTCCAGCGCCGGCCAGAGCATCTGCTGCGTCAGCGCCGCGCAGAACAGCTCCAGCTTGGACTCGACGTGGTACTTGATCGTCGCCTCGTCCGTCATCCAGGCGCCCCAGTGGTTAGCCTGGGTCATCCCGAGCAGCATCTCCGGTGGGGCGTCCAGGCCCAGCGCGAGGCGTCGGATCGCTCCGTCGAGCATCGCCGGTACGGACGAGGACAGCTCGGTCGCGAAGCTCAGCAGCCGGGCCTTCTCCAGGTGCTCGGCGGGGCCTTGGACGACGATCGGCACCAAGGCGGCCACCGAATCCCGGTCCTTTACCGCGGTGGTCATCGCCTCCGTCAGCGTGCTCAGGAACGAAGTGACCCCGTCCTCGGGGTTCTCCTCCTGCTCGGCGGCTGAGAAGGAGAGCTCGTTCGGCAACAGCAAGATCCCAGCCCCGGCCAGCCGGGAGTCGATCTGCGACTGGACGTACTGCGTCAGCCGTTCGATCAGCCGCAACACCCGCCGGTTCGCCTGCACCTGCGACCGGGGTAATGCGTGCTTACGAGGGCTCGGAGCCCAGATCCGCACAATGACCGTCTCGTCCTCGACCAACTCGCGTGGGTTGTCGCCCTGGTCGAGGATGTACTTGCCCGACCGCTCCACCAGTTCGTCGTTCGAGGCGATGAGCCAGGTCTCCCGGTCGGTGGCCTTGCCGGCGGCATCGCGCTCGGGTTCGCCGATCAGGTAGCACTCGCCGGGTACTCCGAGCTGGATACCGACGTCGTGCAGCAGTTCCGCCTGCCGGGCCGGCCCGCCGAGGAACGCGTCGTTGACACCGTCCGGCGCCTGGTCCGCAGACTCGACTGGGCGACCTTCCTCGTCGATCTCGGTGATGTACAGCCGGGCGCGGCCCATGGCCTTGGCAACCAGGTCGACGATGTACGCCAGCTCGCCGCATTCCTCGTAGTGTCGCCAGGCTTCCTCTTGCCACTCTTGCCGGCCCACCCTGCGGATCGCGCCGCTGGACTCGTAGCGCATCCTCGCGGCGGAGGCCACGATGGCGGTCGCCTTGCCGACAGCGCTGCTTGTGTTCGGCCTCGTGCCCCACCAGGCCATCGTCTAGTCCTCCGGCTCTGCGTGAACCAGCAGCCCTGTCGCGTGAGAGAGGGCTAGGGCCACGGTAGGAACATCGACCCACCAGTGGCCTGACCAGCGGGGTGCGGTGGACAACGCCCACCAGACGCCGGCGGAGGGGAAGGCGATCCAGATGGACAGGCACCACCGGCAGTACAGCAAGTAGACGAGTGGGCTGCCCTCGCGAAGCCACTGAGCGATCGTCTCGCGGAGCCCACGAGTGACCTCATCGGCGGCGACAAGCCTCGTCACACGCGCAACGGCTAGAAGCACGACGATGATCTCAAAGGCCCACGGCACGGGTATAAGCATATGCAGTCCTACTGTGGCCGTACAGAAGCACCTCGTCGCCCGTGACGACGCTACTCAGCGGTCTCCGGTCGCTCTACTGTGCCGCTCACGTTGGCCTACCGACCTGCCTCCAACAAGATCTCTGTCGCTGGGTCGGATCTTGAATGGTCTCGGGCATGTGCACGGACTGTGACCCCTTGCGTCGACGCCCCAGCCCGCGTCTCCGTGGCTAGGGCGATGGCGATCGCGGTTGCGAGTGGGTTGTCGGCCCGTCCTTCACTGCTGTCGATCTTGGCGGGGCGGATAGCGATGCATGCGGACAGGAAGCCTCGGTCTTGTGACGGCTGAGCCAATGCTGCTTTCTCAAGGCCGGAAGTGCCGCGACGACCGCGTTTCCCGATGGCTAGCGGAGAGGAAGTCGGGTGGCGAAGAAGTCCCGAGCTATGTCACTCTCAATCTGTCCGGCGGAGCCGGAACAATTCCCAGCGACTGTGATCGTTGCCCTGTCATTGTTCAGTGCCGGTCGGAGTCACGACAGAAAGCGAGGACCTGTGGCAGCCTGCCACCCGCCCGACTCTCAGCCTCCAGGGGGTGAGGGCGACAACCGTGAGCTCGTTCTGTGGAGGTTGAGCCTGGCATCCGCCCTGCTACACCTGCTCGCGGCCGTATATGGCGACGCCCCCGTCACTTTGGTGACGGAGGCGTTCGCGGCGCTCATCGAGGTGCTGAACTAGCCTCGCCAAGGTTTATCCATACCTGCACCTGATGCCGCCTTACGG